AAAATTTATACTATCACCAATTGGAGATAGAGATGATTGTTTTAGACATTATGAAGCAATAGGTTTAGGAACTATTCCTATATCAAATGTAAACGAGTTATATAAAAATATATTTACAACAAATATGATTTATAATAATATTGATGAAATGGTAAATATGCTAAATCAAGATAACTTAGATTTAATTTACAAAGAACCTAACAAAGACTTAATTTGTCATGAATATTGGAAAGATATAGTATATAAAAAAATAGAAGATATTAAATCTTCTAATGGTATATCTAGAGAATTTAATACATTTAGTATTTAAATAATAAATCCTATATATAAATATATGAATAATAATTTAAAATGGTTTTGTAAAAAATGCGAAAAGATGATAGATAATTGTATTGATATTGATTTTCATAATGATACTATTCATCCTGATTTTTCAGATAAATATGTTTTATCGTGGTATAAAAATGGTAAGAAGGGGTTATCTGCATATGATTAACAATAATTATTCCATAATTTTTTATCTAGTTTATGATTATTATTTTTAATATCTTTTAAGTAAATGCCATATTTTCCTAAATGTAAATTATATTTTTTTCCTAAATATTCTATTGGTTTTGGAAGAGAACTTATAAACTGTATATCTTCTTTTGTTAATTCATCTTTCCCTTTTTTTTTCCATTTAAGATAAGGTTCTATATTAGTATATTTATCTAATTCCTTATTATAATAGCATATACCATATCGTGTTGTAAGAATACCTGTTTTTTTTTCTTTGTTCGCATTTTTACTATCACCCCGTATACCCCCATCATTTAAACCATTTGCATTAGCAGTTTCTATAGAAAACTTAATTTTACCATATAATTCATTTAAAATAACATCTTTGGTCATAGTAGCATTTATTATTTTATCTAATTCATCCTCCATTTTTGAAGTAAATTTTAAATCGCATAAATAAGGGAATATTTCATATATATATTTTATAACTTCTAAACCTAATTCAGTAGGAACTAAAAGATCTTTTTGTTGTCCTCCAAGATTAATTTTCTTTATAGATATAGAAAGATCTTTCTTTTTTTTGAAACATTCAATTTCATATTCTTGTTGTGGATTTGATCCTATTTCAACATATTTTTTTTCTAAAAGTTTATCAATTATTGACGAATATGTTGATGGTCTTCCAATTCCTTCTTTTTCTAATTCTTTAATTAACTGAACTTCATTATATAGCGATGGTATATTATCTATTGTTCCTTGCGAAGAATACTCTTTAGCTGTTGCAATATAATTATTATTTTTAATAATATTTAGAAAGTCATCATTGTTCTCTAGTTTATTATTATTTAATACTGTAAATCCTAATTCTTTCAAAAAAGACTTTGTAGTACAAAATATATATTCTGATAAATTTAATTCATTAGAAGTTAATTTAATATATATATCAATATATACCGCGTCTGTCATGAGCGATGCAACTGTTCTATTCCATATAAGTTCATATAATTTTTCATGATTTTTTGTAGAACCTTCAAATGATATTGATTTAAATTTTGGGTTTGTAATTCGAACTGCCTCATGTGCTTCTTGTGCATTCGCAATTTTAGTTTTATAAGTTCTATATTTTGCAAATGATAATGAAGGTGTATCATAAGTTTCACTAATAAATGATAAAATCATTTTTTTTGCATCTTCTCCTATAATTGTAGAATCTGTGCGCATATAAGTAATTTGCCCATGTTCATATAAATCTTGCGCTAATTTCATAGTAGTTTTTGAATTAAATCTACATTTATTATATGCATCTTGTTGAAGTGTTGTTGTAGTATATGGTGGAGGTGGACTAACATTCCTTATTTTTGCTTCATGACTTATTTTATATTTTGTATTAATTCTTAAATTATTTAAAATTTCCTTAACAGTATTTATATCTCTAATTTTATATTCTACTAATTTATCTTTATCATTTTTATTATCCATATGCACATTTAATATTCCTAATATTGCTAAGTCTGCACAGATACTAAATTTGCATTCTATAGTCCAATATGGAATTATTTCTTTGTTAATAATTTTTGTTCTTTGATTAATACATATGATTAGTCCTGCAATTTGAACTCTCCCTGCACTAAGATAATTTTTGTTAAATTTGCTCCATAATACAGGAGATACTTTATAACCAATTAATCTATCAACAATACGTCGTGTTTCTTGCGCATTCACTTTATCCATATCTATACTTCTAGGATTTTCTATAGCATTTACAACAGCATTTCTAGTAATTTCATTAAATGTTATACGATGACATACCTTATCTTTAATAATATTACTTAAACATTTTTTAAGACTATATGCGATTGCTTCTCCTTCTAAATCTGGATCCGCTGCCAAATATATAATGTCTGCAGTTTTTGCCAACTCTTTAATATTCTTAATAATGTTTGGATTTGTTTGAACATAACTAATATCCCAAGTATTTGTATCAAAACCCAAAGTATCTTTTGGTAAATTATATATATGTCCTCCAGAAAATGTAACAACAACATCAGAATCTCCTAAATATTTTTTAATTGTCTTTGTTTTTGTAAAACTTTCAACGATAATTAGAGATTTCATTATATTTAATGTGTGTAAAAATATAACTTATATATTATATCAATTTTTATTTAATATATTTTTAATATCTATGATATGAAGGTGGTTGATATTTTCTCGTCCCAGAAGAACTTAAAGACAATTAGTAATTTAATCTTATTATTGCAAATCTTGTTTTTTGTTCTCCCCTTTCTTTATTTTTTTCTCTATATTTACGATTACTTTCTTATGTTTCTATTATCTATATAAATATTTAAATATATATATTTATAAATGTCAGAATATTTTAATAATATTTTAACTGATGACCTTAATAATAGTATTATTAAGGAATATCTTGATAAGCAAAAAAATATAAATGAAAAGAATGAAGTATTTGAAGATTACAATAATTATATTGCAAGTTATGAATATGATAAAGCACTAAAAGTGGAAAGTATATATGAGGATATAGAAGCATATAAATTAGCACAAGGTGACTATTATGAATTAATACTATTCAATATAAATGAGTTTATGCAATCATTCAATTATAAAAAGTATATATATTTGAGATTTTATAATAATATTAAAAATGATGTATATTACTCAACAAATAATAATGGTTTAATTGAATTAAATATTTGTAATCTTTTATCAGTAATAAATAATAATGATGCATTAATTATATTTAATAATAAATATAAGTCACCAGAAACATGTAAGATTTTATATGAAGTTATAATAAAAAGAATTAAAGACGCATTTGTATTTGATAATTATTATCGTAATACTATAAAGAATTCATATAGATATAAATCAAATATTTATAACTATTTAATAAAAGATATGATTTATGATTATACTAATATATTAGATAGATTAATATTATTATCACCATGTGAATATGATAATATATATATGAAAAGTATTAATATCGCAAGTATTACTTTAGATACACATATAGTCAATACTATATCTAATAGTATATATAACGTAAATTTTGAAACTTTTGTTGAACTGTCATTTATTATCAAACATTATAATGAACATTTTTCAAGAGATGGCGTAAATACTCTTCATACCTTCTATAGTGATAAAATGCGAAGTTTAGTAATTCCTGAATTATACAAAACATTTTTAAACAATATTAAAAATTCAAAATATATTTATGATTTATATGAAAAGACAAAATATCTATATAGTGTAGATTTAAATAATGAACTTCGTTATCTAAGTGAAGATTTATGCCCTAACATATCTGGATTAGTATTTATTTGTAAATGTAATTATATATCTAAACTGTGGCGAATGATATTTAATAATAATTATTTACATTATTACCCGGAAAAAGGAATAAATAAAATAAATGAATATGTTATATCTAAATATAAAATGCTAAAAAATGATATAATTATAATATGATATAGTTTAATATTAAATTTAATGAAACATTCATCTAGTTCATTAACATCTTTTAAATTAATAAACTCTACGCCACCTATAAATTCACTAACAAAAATATTTAATAACAGAGACTTTCAAAAATATATTGCTAATATGGAAGAAGATATTATTAAAATTTCTAATGATTATTATTATTTTACTCAAAAATATGATACTAAAATAGATAATATAATCAATAGATATGATGGAAAAACAAATAAATTATTTATAGATTTAAGAAATAGAGAATGTGATTATGAAAGATTTAATAAGAAGATTGAAAATATTATTAAAGATTTGCAAGAATATAAAAAATTGTCTAACGATAAACCAGTCTATATATCCATATCAAAAGATGTTGATGATCTTAAAAATATATTAATATTCCTATATGTTTATACATCATTAGTATTCGCTATAATTATTAACTATAGTATATCAAAATAGATAAAAAATATAAATTATTTTTGATAAAGTTTTAGTTGTAATCAGTTCTTACTAATTTTGAAGGAAAAATTTGGTATTATTTTATAATTATGTATTTTATATCCTTCTAAAATATTATTACATTCAATCCATCTAAATAACTCTATAAACCTATGAAACTTTACTACATTTTCTTCGCTATATATTACAATACTTAGAGAGTTATATAATATATTATAACCTACAAGTAACATATAATAAATATCTGCATTACACTTAAAATTACTAATAAATGTAATGTCAATTCTATCTTCAACTACTTTCATATATTTTATTAATTTTTTGTCGTAAAATTTAATAAAATTTAAACGTAATGTTAAGTATTTTTTAAAAGTTTTATTTGTAGTAAAAAGCGGATATAAATAATAACTTATAGTATTGCAATTTAATTGCAAAGTATTCTCTATTAAATGCTTGCGGTCTAAATATATCATTTCATTCATCTTATTATTTCCAAAATTTTCCAACATAATAATTTGTTTATATTTATAACATTTTACTCCTTGAAACATCTCCTTTGGTTTAACATAATAAATGCAAGTATTATTTGGATTTATAGTTGCTTTATACAATCTACTAATATATTTTATATTTTTATCATTTTGTATATCATCAATACACTTATCAAACACTTTTTTATATATAGTGATCTGTATGTCTTCAGGTAATTCATATAAATAATTCTTTCTAAACAATACCATAGTATTGAATTATATTACTATTTAGTTATTACTATTTAGTTTAATATAAGTAAAATAGTCTTATGTAAAATAAAAAACTGATATATAGATAAAGTAATTATTAAATTAAATGCACCACATGATATGTATACTCTTGTAGTATCTCGAATTATAACATGTTGGATGGTTGTAATATTAACAATATTGTTGAGTTATATCTTTGCATCTAATGAAGATTATTCAGGCGATACTTCGTTTTATAGATTTGGACCTCATCCTGAATTGGTTATTCTTGGAATAGTTATAGATACCCCTGTAAAATATGGTTTAATAGTATTATATGCAGTTATCAATACTATAATAAGAAATCTTGATCATAATATTATAGTACCTTGGATTATGCTAAATGTACAAAACATAAAAGCAAGTAATATTGATATAAAAGACATACCTAAACAATACGAAATATCTATAATTAATACAATTTATTCATGGTTTGATTGGCTCATATATATTCATATGCTTCTTGCACAGGTTGATATGTTTTTATTAGAACTAACAACGGATGTAATAGCGATATATTTTGTTACACGTTGGTATATTAAAAATAAAACTTTAATTACAGAAGAATAAATAATAATTTATATCATTTTTGATAAATTGCATTTTTCAATTCTACAATATCATTTTTAATATTATTTACATCTAACATATATTGTATTTGCTTTTTAAGATCTTCAATATCATCACGTTTATTGAGACTTTCTAATTCTATTATATTTTTTACATTTTCCCTCAATTCTTTTATTTCTTCATGACATCTTTGCAAATCTATCTTTAAATTTATAATATCAATATTATCACAGTTTCTATCAACATTATAATTTATATAAGAATTATATTTTTTCTTTCTATCGCTTCAAGTATAGTTTTCTCATTTAACTTTGTTATCACTTCAATTTTCTCTATTGCAAACTTATTTTCATTATATAGTCGTAAAGCAATTACTTCGCGACGTGCATTAATTGCCCCGTTGTTCTATTATGTTTTTTGCAATATCTTCAACATCTAAATTAATTCTTAAGTTATCTAATAATGATTGCTCTTCTGTTGTTGTCCATTTGCTTCCCATATTTGAAGGGATTTCCTTATCTGGATTAGCAAGTTTATATTTTTCAATACATTTTATTGCGTATCCTGATGAAAAAGAAGACATATTATAATATTTATGATAGATAATCTTATATATATTATTATATTACTTAAAATTTATAAGTGCTCGTAATCATCAGTTACAATTTGTTTATTGTCTATTAAATTATTATAATTTTTTAGTAAATTATTATATTTAATCTCTAATTTATTATAATGCTCCTTATTATAATGATTATTCAATCTAAGTTCATCATATTTCCATTCAATATCATTATAATGATGAATTAGTTTATTATATTTTTTTTTTAAATATTTTATTTCTTTATCCTTGCATTCATTTAATATTTTCAATCTATTATTTTTATCTTTTAGATACAACCCCGAATCACTATAATCAGTATTATAATCTTTTGTAAATATGTAGTATAAACTATTATACATTTATTATAATATTATAGTTATATAGTTTTATATATTTATATATAATGATTATATAATATGGTCTTCAAAATGAGGAACAATAACTGTAAACCCATTCTCTATAATAGTATCAAATTTATATAATGAAAAAAAATTTAAATTTATTGTCAAATTATGTATTCGCAAATATTCATTTAATAATTTATTATATAATACCTAATATATTCATATATACTGTAAATATTAAAAATAGAGATATATAATAGCGATATTTTTATAATTTAGACACAAAGTGATCTATTTAATTCAATCAATTCATATAATTCTGGTATATATTCTGATATTTTACATAATTCATCATGTGACAAATGTACATGACAATTATGAATACCAAATGATTTTTCTGAAAAAATCATTTCTACTGAAAATAATTTAGCTTTTTCAACAGATGGTTTATTTTTAATATTAGCTGAAAAAAATTTATCTTCATTTTTTTCATATATTTTATTAGGATCTTCATTTTTTATAGTATTTAATATTACTGTTTTCTTTCTTAATGATAATCCACCATTACCAACTTGATAAACTTCATTTAACCATGGAGCACCTACATAATCAAATTCAATAAAATCATAAATAAAATCCTTATATTTAGCAGAAATTAATGCATCAAGTTGAAATGTTAGAAATGTTTCTGTAGGTATCAATTCATATATTAATGGTTTAAGCATAAAATTTGAATATTCTTTATTAGTAAAATTTTCTACATTTAATTGACGTATAGTTATTCTATGTTTATGTTCCTTAAAATTTGTTTCAATTAAATTAATTAAAAAATCCTTATTTAATAATCCACATAAAATAAGGAAATCCCAACGTTCATCTAAATTAGTTAAGAAATTATTGAGTACAAGTTTCCATGCAGGATGAATGCGAGGTTCTGTAATAACTGCAGTATATATTCCCATTATTTAATATATATAATTTTCCTTATATAAAATTATATACATCTTAATATTATATTTATATAAAAAATTGATTTTATAATAATAAAATAAAAATATTGAATAATATGTCTACTGAGACTTCTGAAAATATTCTAAATAGAAAACCATTACTATTAGATCCAATAAATAGCAGATTTCCAGAAGATATTTTAATAAAAATTAATAATATAATATGTGATGAATATATAAAAAAAATATATATCCAATTAGAAAATAACTTTATCAAAAATATTATAAATATTTTCCTTAATGATAAAAAACTTTCAAAGTTCTTGTATTATTTTGGATATCAAACCTATTATTTTAACTATATATTAGCAGATAATTTTGGTGTTTATGGTGAAACCCTTAATAACTTAGACTGGGGCGATTTTGAAACCAGTGTTTCTTTTGAAAATTTTAAAGGTATTAATGTTGATGACAAAGAACCATATATATTAAATATACCTAACGATGAAATTTATGCAAGTGAAAATAACACAGAGTTTAATTTTCATAGTTTTGATGTTAATATATATTCTTCTAAATTAACCTTAAATGAAACGAAATGGATAATAAATAACTTCTCATTACATGATATCAATATTTTTAAAAATAATGCTGAAATTGATATTGAAATATATGATAATACATATGATAATATTTATGATTACGACAAAGAGGCATTTGCGCCTATTTGGAACCTATTTAATAGAGGATTTATTAAGTTAAATATATTAAAAATAATTTATATTTATTGCTATAACAGCGATTATGATGTTATAGTTCAACAATATTATAATTTAATAGGAGGTCAAAGTTCCATTAATATTAAAGTAGATTCTTCTAAACTATTTCATAAAACATGCTTTCATCTTATTAAATACTTTAATAAAAAAATAAAGAAAGCATCAGATGACAGAATGGTTATTAGTTATTTATATGCTATTTATGCAGATGATGATGGAAATGGAAATATTTATTTTAATGATGACCATGAAGAATATGAGAATAAAGCGTATGATATTCTTAATGATAATGGATTATTAAAAACGAAACAGGATAATATTTATGATATTTTAGATTTATTATATGAACTATATCTCTAATGTAAATATTATTTATATCGTAAAATACTAGCATTAAATACTTTGAAATTGAATATGTTATTCTTTTTCTCATTAACTTCCTTAACATTCTTAACTTCTTTAATATCTGTTGTATCCTTCATAACCATAACATTTGTATCTACAAATTTTTTATATGGAACATTATGAATTAATCTTCCTTGACTGAAATAATAGATATCTTCCATATTTTTGAGTATAATTCTAATATTATATTAGATATTATAATCAATTTTTAATAATCTCCACCACGTAATCTTAATACAAGATGGAGTGTACTTTCTTTTTGTATATTGTAATCTGCTAATGTTCGTCCATCTTCCAATTGTTTTCCTGCAAAAATTAAGCGTTGCTGATCAGGTGGAATACCTTCCTTATCTTGAATTTTTGATTTAATCATATCAATAGTATCCGAACTTTCAACCTCTAGCGTAATAGTTTTCCCAGTTAAAGTTTTCACAAAAATTTGCATTCTATATATATCCCTTAATATATATAATCATATATTTTTTATATAATTTGACTATTTATGCAAGATCCATTCCTGCAGATCCAAATACCGCATATTTTATTTTTTCGTATAGATAGGTTTCCTTATCTTCTGGTTGTATATCTACAGGGAACCCATAAAATTCGAATTGATAAGAACATGTATGAGCAATTGGAAATCTACGTGTATCACCGCCATACATATAGAAGAATTTATACCCACCTTCTCCAATATCAGCATGTTTATCATAGTAACTAAACCCAGTCCAAAACAGCAGTAATTTTCTTACAAATTCATAGTGTGCTTCATCAGTTAAAATATTTTTTCTACTCATTCTATCATTCTGAATACTTGGTTCTTTATAATCATTATTTATATATGTAGATATAAGTATTCTATCATTATGAATATTTTTGTTTCTATAAACAATATTTATATATGGAGAAATACTTGGGTCTTTTATCCATAATAAATATTGATCATTATTTAATTTAACAGACATATTTCTAATATTCTAATATATATATTATCAATAATATATATAAAAAAACTAATTATAATTTACCTGTATAACCTAAACTTTTGACATTTGCAGATACTTCGCTTGGATTCCAAGATATATATAGCATATTATTATTAGGTTCTGGTAATATTTGAACATATAACCCACTTTTTTTAAGTGCGTTGACAATATATTCTATACAATCTGATATTTTATATAAGGGTTTTCCATATAAATAATATGGTATTTCATAGAATATATTCATTCCGCCTATAGTAGCGGTTTCTCTAATTTTTCTATGACATATTTCTATAATTTTGTCAAATGTCTGATATTTCGCATGCTCTTTCTTGTCTTTTAAACTATATAATTCACTTAATAATATTCTAGGTGGCATTTGTATATTATATATACATAATAATTATTATCATTATAACTCTTTAATTATATTATATTCCATATCATCAACTGAAACCATATTATATTTTGCTAATTTATTATCAATAGTTGTAGTTACCGCTATATCACTATTAAACCCTTTATTATATAAAGATGTTATCATATCATCATTAATAGCGTAATTATAATATTTAATATCAGAAATTTTTAATACATCTGTAGTTGTTACCCTATTATAGGGGGGTATAATTTTAGTATTACTAATTAGCGGGTTAATATAAAATGGTGAAGTATTATTTTTAAATGTTGCTGAATATATATTATTTATATATTTAGTCTCAACCTTCTTATCTAATAATTTAATTCCATTAATATACATTTTGCATGATGCCCTATTTAGAGATAAAACATTAGTACTGTCGGATATCTCTTTCATAACAATTGTAACCATAAACCATTTACTATTAAATTTAATATCATAAATTCCTAACATATTTTTATTTCTTTTAGTCCATTCACTAGATGACGATAAACTATTACATTTTTTATATATTGAACCATGTTGATATGAATCAGTACTATAAATATTATTATATTCGACCGCTATTCTCTGTCCATCACCACTTAATCTTACTAGAGGATTTTTAGTAATTATTACTGGATTATTAGCAGTATTTATATTTGCGCAGTTATAATTTGATTTATTATTATAATAAAGGTTCTTCTCTCCTTTTAAAAATAATATTATATCTTTATTTATGTCATCATTATTTTTTGCTATTTTATTCTGGTCAATAAATAACCAATAATTGTAAGAATATTCAGCACCGCCTTCCTGATTAATAGATGGTTTAATATCTTTAAAATTTAATTGTGTCTTATCTACAGTATTATATTTTGCTTCACTATTACTAAAATCATAAGTTCCACTTAAAATAACAACCTCTTTGCGAATATCATTTTCACCTCTAAACATATTTTGAAGTTCGATTAAATATATATTATATCCTACATATCCCATTAATAACAATATTATTAAGGATATAATAACTTGTATTAAAGGGTAATTTTCTAGCATTCTTATTATATCTTATCTATTTTAAATATGGAAATTAAAAAAATAATTAAAGATTAATTAATAATTATATATTATTTATTTTGTATATGGGATTTCTTAATCCATAATTTGGTATTCCAATACTTGTTAATAACCCACTCATAGGTCCTTTATTATATTCTTTATATAAATCATTTTTATTTAAATCGTAATTATAAATTACAAATTTTGAAATTAATCCAGAGAATCCTGTAGTATTTACTTGCGAATTTGCAATACTACCACCAACAAATAAATTTCCCATATTTTCAAAATTAAGTTCATGAAGCAATAATGTTTGATCCTTCGCTTTTTCTATTTCTGCTAATTCACCGTCAATATACGTATATATTAATCCGCCATTAATATCAGATACAACAATTACTATATGAACCCATCTTTGAATTGGAATATAATTAATAGTTATCCCACACCTTTTACCACCATCATATGTTAGCAAATTTTCTATATTTGCTTCTGTTATTTCATTTAATCCATCATATTCTGTTATTGTAGTTTCGTCTTTCGGTGCAAATCTAACATGGATTTTATTAAATTTACTATCTAAAAATATATATGGACTTGCGTTCTTTATTTTTTTATGGTCTGTCCCAATATGAGCGATATGTCTAAAACTTCCTCCGTATTTACTAATATCATTTATATAAATCCAAAAACCATATGTTCTCTTAATTCCATTCGAATTTGCAAGCATTTTATCTATTTTAAAATAAGACATTTCATTACATATTATAGGTTCTTCCGTTCCTACAACTTCAATTTTTTGTTGATATAAAACATTATCCGTTATAATATAGTATAGAAAGTATACCGTTATCATAGTAATTATAACTAATAAAAGTATTAAATAAAATATATTTTCATTAGAACTTAATACATTTGTTATAGTTTCTTTCACATTATTAATTGATAATGCTGTAGCTGCAGTCGGTCCAACAGCATTAGGTCCAACAGCAGCTATAGCATTTGGTACTATAGCGACATTCTTTACGGGTTCTGAAGGGGTCAAATTATTAACATTTTCTATTGTTTTATTAATAGCATTTGTTACAGTCGCAAGAATACCTTCGCCTTCTTTATTATTTTGAAGAGGAGCATCTTTATTAACTTCCATTATTCTTTTTAATTATCTAATTAAAGGAAATAATTTTTCTATTACATAAACTAATATGATAATTTGATATTTGATATAAAGGCATATTTTTATAATTATAATTATTCTTTATATTTTTCTTTTGTAAAGATAAATAACTCAGCATCTTCGTAAAATTGCCAATATTTGATGTAGCATTCTTTTTATACTTAAATAATGATAAATAATATACCATAGATGCAAATAATTCAATACAAACTTCTATATTCTCTCTAAACATATAATAATCATATATGCACATTATATATATGAAATTTTTATAATATTCATTATATTTATTTAGCGATAAGTTACGATTATTTAAATTAATTATTAAATTTTCATGAAATTTTAAAGGTATCATCCATGGATCCTTTATAAGTATTTTCTTGGTCTGGTGTCTATTAAAATTATTACCATATAATATATTTATATCGCTTGAGTTTTCTATGTCATCGCTATATAAAATATCATTTTTATTAATATCTCTAAAAAGTTTATTTAAATTACCATTAGAGTTTAAGCAAAGTTTATTAATATCATTTTTATCAATACAATTATTATTTAATATTTCTGCAATTTCATCATTATTTGGTGTAGATAATATATGTATATTACATAACTTTTTAATATCCCCTATTTTTTTTATAATATCATCATTTGATATACATATTATTGGTATATTCTTTAACTTATTTTCTAATAATATTTTTAACAACGTAATATTAATTGTTTTGTCAGATATAAATAATGAATCAAAATTATCTACAATTATAACCTTCTTTTGAAAATTATTAGTAAGTATCTGAATAAAAGAAGATGAAGTTGATTTATATATAATATCCTTTAAAAATTGTGAATTATAGCAGTTATTATTATCTATTAATATAATCTCATAATTTAAATAATTGCATATACTATTTACAGAATAGGATTTACCTATACTTGTAGGACCCGCTACAATTATGCAACTTTGTGGAGAGATTTTAATATCATAATTAAAAGTTCGCAACCATATCAACATATCAATATATATATTATGATTACCGCATAATTTTTTTATAAAATTATTATCGTTATTAATTAATTCATTATCAATATATTCCTTATTACTATCATTATTTTTAGCGAAAACTATTTCATCAATTACTTTAGGTTCCTTCGGTACTTTAGGTTCCTTAGGTACTTTAGGTTCCTTTGGTACTTTAGGTTCCTTAAGTACTTTAGGTTCCTTAAGTACTTTAGGTTCCTTAGGTACTTTAGGTTCCTTAGGTACTTTAGGTTCCTTAGGTACTTTAGGTTCCTTAGGTACTTTAGGTTCCTTAGGTACTTTAGGTTCCTTAGGTACTTTAGGTTCCTTAGGT